GCAGTTTCTTCAGGGCAAATTGACCTACATCGGCCTGATCATGACTGCTTTGGGCGCTTTCGCCCAAACAACCGGGATTGCGATTCCCTTGAACGATATTCAAGCGCTGATCGACTTCGTTCAGGCCAATTGGCACGTCGTCCTCGAATTTGTCGGCCTCGTCACCGCTCTATATGGTCGTTTCAGGATCCCGGGCCGATGATGTCTCTGGACCTTCACAAGTCGATGTCCGATGGCTTGGCTCTCTCAGCTGGGAGCATGTTTGCCCTCGCTGCCAGCGAAGCGGACAATTTGCTGAAAGTGATTGTCGGGCTACTGACCTGCGTTTTTCTCGGATTGGGAATTTACCTGCGAATTCAAGAGATCAGGGAAGGAAAGAAAAAGCCTACAAGGAGGAAGAGTAATGGCTAAAGGTCTATTCGTTGTTGGATTCACCGCCGAGGAAGTCGAGGCTATTCTCGCCAAGGCCAAAGAAATGCTAACCGAAGGGAAGACGCTGATGAGCTGGGGCGAGGGCGGTTCCTCAGCAAGCAAGCAGTTTGCGATGCCGGTGGTCGATGTGCTTGCCGAATGCGCCTACGCTCTCCCTATTTTGGACCCGGATACCTACTCCGGAAAGAGGCGGGTTGGCATGACCCGGATCATCTCGATTGAAAAGTAATGGCCAATCCGATCCTCAACGCGATTCAGTCTTTGTTCCCGGGCCTCGACTTCAAGGGCTGGACGTCGAGCTATGATAACGCTCAGCAATCGAGTCGCCGAGGATCAATTCCTGGCGCTCCGATTCGCGATGCTCGCCGGGATTTGACTCCCTCGACGCGCAAGGAGTTGGTCCGCCGGGCCCGGTATTTGGCCCGCAACTCCGGCTTTGTCAGAGAGCTGGTCGCGAACATGGCTACCTATTCAATCGGCGACGGGATCCGGGCCCAAGCTCAATCGAGCGATCCCGATTGGAATGCCCGAGCAGAACGCTACTTTCGAGACTGGTCGAGTCGATGCGAAGTGACCGGACGGTTTTCGTGGGAGGAGGTCCAGCACCTTGTTTGTCGGGCGATCGACGTCGATGGCGAAATTTTCGTTTTGAAAACCCGGGACCGGTATGGTCTTCCTTCGCTCCAATTGGTCGAGACGCACCGAGTCGGAGGCGAGGAATACGGGACGGACGCAATCGACGGAATCGTCATGGATCGGTTCGGCGCTCCGGCGGCCTACCGGGTTGTCGAAGATGTCGGGTATCGAGACGTTCCTGCAAACTCGCTCTGTCACATTTACGAGCCCGAAGCGGCATCCGCGATTCGGTGCGCTCCGGTCATCCAGCATTCGATCAATCACGTCGTCGATGAGATGGAGCTTTTGGCATTAGAGAAACATGCGGTCAAAGACAATTGCGACATAACCAGGATCTTGAAAGCCGATGCGGCTCTTGATGAGGGAACTGATTTTGCGTTCGTCGATTCCTCGGAGCAGATCAGCTCAAGCGATCCGGCCAGCCTGCAACAGATCACGGGCGGGAAAGTCGTCGCCCTCAAGCCGCACGAAAGTCTCGAATCCTTCCAACCGTCCAGACCAAGCCCGACGTTTACCGGCTTCCTCGAACACCTTCGCCGGGACACTGCCCTTGGCGTCCTGCCCTACGAATTTGCCGCCGATCCAAGCAAGGTGGGAGGCGCATCAACTAGGCTGGTCATCGCCAAGGCCGATCGGCGATTCCAGCAACGGCAGAACGCAATCATCAATCGCCTGATCAAACCCGTCTGGTTCTACGTGATTGGCGACGCAATCTCCAATGGCCAGTTGCCTGCAACGGCAGACTGGTGGCGCATCAGCGCAGTTACGCCGCGACGAGTTACGGCTGACGCTGGCCGGGAAGCGCAAGCCAACCGGGAAGACGTGATCGTCGGACTCAAAACCCTCTCCGACCACTATGAGGAACTCGGCGCAGACTTCTCCGAAGAGCTTCGGCGTCGGGCTCGCGACATGAGGCTGGTCCTCGACGTTGCTGCCGAGTTCGGCGTTCCGGCTGGCCTGCTCTGGCAGCCAGCGACGCCTCCACCAATGCCTGCACTGCCGCTTCCGGGTTGACAGGTCGATGGGTCGATGCTCGACCTGCTGCTCGCTCATGAATCCTGGCTGATTGCGCCGGATGCCCTCGATCATCTCGCTTCCCGAGCGGAGGCTTACGGGCGCGGTCTCATTAAGGAACAGCCCGCCGCGCAGATTCCGCTGACGGAAGTCCGCGACGGCATTGCGGAAATCGCCATCCACGGCACGATGGCACGGAGGCCAAACGACCTGACCAGGTGGCTCACGGAAGCCACGGACACCGAGCAGGTTCTTGAGGCGGTCAGGCTGGCGGCTGCTGACGATTCCATTGAATCAATCCTGCTCGATATCGACTCTCCCGGCGGATCCGTTGCCGGAGTTCCCGAACTGGCGGAAGCTGTCGCGGAAGCCTCGAAGAAAAAACCCATCTACGCATGGACGGGAGGTCGGATGGCTTCGGCAGCGTATTGGGTCGCCAGCCAGGCCGACGGCATTTTCGCATCTCCGTCTGCCAGGGTCGGGTCGATCGGCGTTGTCGTTCCATTTTTAGATCGCAGCAAAGCAATGGAAAAAGATGGCCTCAAAATGGAGGTTTTCGCGAGCGGCAAATACAAGGCTGCCGGAATGCCCGGAGTTTCCCTGACCGACGAACAACGGGCATCGATCCAGGCCGACGTGGAGGAACTTTTCGGCGACTTCAAGAGCGCGGTCTTGGCGAAGGGCCGGAAAATTTCCGAGGAGAGTATGCAAGGCCAGATGTTTTCGGCTCGCCAGGCATCCGCTCGAAATTTGAGCCGAGTCGAAAAAAACAAGGAAGCGGTCAGGCGGAAGCTCAGGGCGATGACCGGCGCTGCGATGGCTATGGCAGTTGACAAGAGCCGCACCGGAAAATACCAGACCATGGATAGCACTGAAGAAACTCTACAGGCTGCGATTGAGCGGCTCCAACAGCTCGAAGCGAGCCAGTCCGCGCTGGTTGAGTTTCAGGCCTCGCTTGATACCGCCCGCACCTCCTACGAAGAGCGGATCGGGAAGCTCGCTGAAGACGTTAACGCCCTGACCGAACTCGCCGAGCAGCTTGCCATCGAAAACGAGCAATTGAAAGTCAAAGCCGAGGAGATCGATGCCCGCATCGCCGCCCGGGCCGCCCAAATCGCCGCTGACTCCGGTGCCGCTCCTCTCGCAGTTTCTCCAGTCGGAGACGACCAGCCTCAGAAAGCCCTGAGCGCCGCCGAGATCTGGAACCGCCAATTTGCCAAACGCTAACAATTTTCCCTGACACACTACAATGTCCTTCCCAACCCTGCTTGACCTTGCCCGGACTGATGCCGGGATTCTCTACCCAATTATTGAAGATAGCCTCAAATCCGCGCCGGAGATGAGCATCTTCCCAGCTGCCACTATTACGGGCAGCACTATGGAACTGACCGTGCGCACTGGCCTCCCAAGTGTGGCTTTCCGGGACGCGAATGAGGGCGTGGCCCGCTCGAAAAGCACCTACGACACGAAAGTGTTCCAGACCCACATCTTGGATCACCAAATTGCGGTCGATAAGCAGGTTCTGGCCGGAGCAAAGGATCCGGGTCGTTGGTTGTCGAACCACGCAACTGGAGCCGTTGAGGCTGCCATGAGGTATATCGGCTCCCAGATCTACTACGGAACCGGAAACGACGCCAAGGGTTTCCCGGGCCTGCTTGCCCAGTATTCTGCTGACTCGGCTCACGAAGTTGATGCCGCTGGATCGACCAACAAGACGTCCGTTTGGATGGTTCGGTTGGGAGTCGAGACCTTGGAGATTCTTTTCGGGAACGACCAAACCTTGCGCCTCAACGATCAGTGGGAGCAAGAAACGGTTACCGACGGTTCCGGCAACCCATACCAAGCGTGGACTAACTGGCTAACTGGCCGGGTCGGTCTTCGCCTCGCCAATCGCCATGCTGCGGTTCGGATCAAAAACATCGAATCGACCACGAAGAAATTGACCGACGCGATGCTCTATTCGGCCTACGAAAAATTCACCGAGTTCGGATTCGAGCCGACCCACATTCTGATGAACGGTCGCTCCCGGGAACAGCTTCGTTCGGGTCGCACCGCCACGAACGCCGCTGGTCTGCCCGCTCCTCTCCCGACTGAATGGGAAGGCATCCCGATCATCCGAACCGCCTCGATCTCCTCCAGCGAATCCTAACTTTTTTCTACCATGTCTCGCAATCTCCAAGACGCCCTTCTGATCAAATCCTCCGCGCTGCCTGCGGCCAATGCCTCGAACCATACTGCCTCCATCGATCTGACGGCGACGACTCAGGACGAGTCTCCGTTCGAGGTCAGCTTGAGCGTCCCTGCGACGCCTAACCTGGCTGATACGAAAAAAATCACCTTTACGTTCGAGGACTCGGCTG